CCTCCCAATAGTAAATCGGAATTCTGTCCCCACTGTCCCATGTGTCTATGTAATCACCGTCAATAACTGCGACAACGTGTTGACCTACAAAAACAATATAATGCCCTTTTTGGTGTTCATCTGCGAATTGCCTGACCGTATAGCAATTTGGACATGTATCGGGTACAATACGCCTTGATAATCCTTTATTTTTGAGATATTCATTCCACACGCTGTCACTTGAGGGCATGTCGGACATCATAAATCCCTGTATCGCCAATTCAATATATGTGCGTTCCCACTCTTGATTTAATGCGGTTGATATTGCCCTGATAACACAATCGCCGACTTGTTTATTTTGAGGGTTTATGTTCGATTTTATATACATTTTCGTCACCTTTGAGTTTATTGTAAAATAAAAACAAGGCATTGACAATCAAGTCAATACCTTGTTTATTACTATCTTTTCACTACCCTTTGGACTATTCAAAATGCCTGAAAATTTTACCTTGTTCCTTGTAAACGATTGCTGTCACACGCTGAAAGCTCAGTCCGAATTTTTCAGCCAAATCGCTGTATGTCATTCCGTCAATAAGCCGTAATTTCAAAATCTCTCTGTTGCGGACGGCATTCCTTCCTCTTATCCATTCGTCAATCAATGCGGAGAGTTCGCTGTTTGAAACATCATCAATTTTCATTTATGTTTCCTCGTTGCCTTGCCTTTTGCGTTACCGTTCTTCTTCGTTCTTTTCTTGACCACTATCTTTGCCATTGTAAATATCACCGTCATTCCCGATATAATTTGCATTACCGCCGCCATCTGTGGATATCTCATAGCTTTCAAAATCGTATTGGTTGATGTAAGCAAGCCAAATAGCATTGCTTGCAAAAATCATAACTATAGCAACTATCAACGCTATCCACAACCTCTTGATGTGCCTTTCTGCCCTTGCCATAGCTGATTCGTGTGCGATATACGATATACTTTGATTTTCCATTTTTCAATCCTCATTTTATCGTCACCATTTTCCCGACATCAAGAAAATGGTGACGGTATTGTTACTTCCATATTTGATTTACTTTTGCCTGCACTTCGTCATAGAGTTCACCGAGTCTGTCAATGCGTTCCTGACCGTTGCCCCACTTGCCTTGAATCACTTCTTTTGCAAGCTGTTCTACACTCATTTCACGTGTATAGTCGAGTGCAATCCAGCCTTTCACGCCGTCATATTCGATAAGCCCCCACTTGTAAGCACCGCCAGATGTCCAACGAGTGACTTTCACAACTTCATTAAACGGCACTTCTCCCAGTATATCAAATGAAGTTCCTGCACCCTGCCGGATATTCAAGCCGTCACTTGCCGTTACGATGACAGGATAATCCACGATTTTTGAAGAATTCAGCTGATAGATTTCAACTTGTTTTTTCGTGGAAGTCGCTGTCGATTTCGTTTCAGCCTGCCAGTTCGGACGGTAAAAGGCATATACACGCCAGTCATCAAATAAACGGTATTTTCTCTTGAATACGGAAGTTTCAGCCCATTTATTTTCATTGGCTGCATCAACATTTCCCTCAAGCGTTGTTATTGTTGTGCCGTCAAAGTCTTCAACGATTCCAACATGGTCACAAAAATACTTATCTTCATCGGGATAATCACTGTAACGCATGAAGAACAAGTCGCCTGCTTGTGGCGGCATATTGACGGATTTCCTGAACCAAGTGCCGTAAATACCGTCAGAACCTCTCGGAATCGAGCCTGCACCGCACTCTTTTTCTTTGATGTATTTGCCGATATATCCGCAGTCATCATAAATTACTGAAACTGCATCAGCACACCAATGTTCCGTTTTACGTTTCAATTTTATTTCGCAAACGTAATATCCGTTTTTACCGATATATTCTCTTGCTTTTGACAGGAATTTTTCTTTATCCGTCATTTTTGCCATCTCCTTTTTCGACAGTCGTTTTCAGTCGGTCAATGAGTTTTTTCATGAAGTTCGGTATCGGCACACCCATTCTTGACAGGTTTTCAAGCGTTGAAATGAGTTCGTTAATTATCAGCCAGACTGCAACCAATACCGCAAAAAATACACTGTAATGCAAGTCAACATTGATTTGCTGTAAGCCTTGAGAAATGAGCCAGTCCAATATCATAGCCGCAACGACAAGTGCCAGATAGCCGACTTTTTTAACAACGCCCCTGACTCCTCGTTTGCTTGAAAGTTCCGAATTATAAAAAGCGGCACTCATTCCCGTTGCATAGTCGATTATCATGGCAAAAATCAGCATGATAATCGGGATTGAAACGATTCCGAGATAATGCAGTAACCCTGCAAAAGCCGCTGAAATGAACATCTGTAATTCTTTATTCTGCATTTTTTTATTCACCGCCTATTCCGATTCTGGCAAAACAGCTTTTATTTCTGCTAATATATCGGGATACATACGTTTTTGCCCTGCATCATTAGGGTGTACACCGTCCGAATTATAGAAAGCTGCTTTAAAATCAGTATTTTGAGGGTGCATATCGGAGGAATGATACATATCCTTGAATCGTATGCCACGATAAGCAGCAACATTTTTCATCAGTTCTGTATATACTCCCATACGTCCTGTGGCTGCACCTTCCCACCATGGGTCATAGTTTATCCACGGTGCAGGAGACAGCATTAAAATTCGTGCATTCGGGGCTGTACGTTGAATGTTGTCAAGAGTAATATTCATACAACCGCCCAGTGTATCAGCCGTTTTATCTTTTGCCGTGCCGAAGTCAAAGTTTGTTTTGGAACCTGTACCGCAATCATTACCGCTGCCGAAAATAATAACCAAATCTGTATCGGAATCAATAGTAAGAGCCTGCTGCATAAAATTAGATACTGTATTATCATTATCGGTACCGCATTTATAGCCTGTTCCGCTGACAGCAGCACACTGTATAACAGCACCTGTTTTTTCTGCAATCCAGTCATGCCATCTTTTTGTACAGGTGTGATTGGAAGTGTCTGACCATGAGTCACCTAATACTGCTATTTTTTTCCCTGCATATCTCTGATTATGAGCATTGATAGCTTGATAGCGGTTATTGAGCCAGTTAACAAAATCAGTATTTGTAACATTGAAAACACTTTCACCTGTATATGGAGTATATTCATTGGTATACGAAACATACGCTGTTGTACGCTTGTCTGTTTGAAAAGCGGTCTTATAATACTTTGCATTGCCGGGAACTACTGCCGACAATACACCGAAATCGTGCGAGGATATAAAATTTTTGTCAGAATCATAAAATGCACCATATCCTTTGTTGTTTTTATAGATTGTCTTTCCCGGTATTACTTCGATATAGTCTGTTGCCCAATAGCCTGTTGTTTCTATAAGTTCACCGTTTTGTGGGTTAATGAAATACCCGTAAGTATCATTTGCATAATTATACAAATTACCAGTTGGAATTTCTGTAAAGAATTTGTATGGCTCAATGCTATCAAATTGACTCCTTACTGCCTGCCCTGCACTGCTGTAAACAGTTCCGTCAGCACCGATACGTATATCAATAAGTTCGCTGTCAACAGTCACGGCAGACAATAAATTGTCAATTCTGGCATTTGTGCGGGCATACGCCGCTTCTTCACTTGTTGCGACTTCGAGTTCACCTGATATTTCAATTTCACTCATTTTTTTACTCATCTCCCTTGTAGGTTACAGAATCTCTTACAATAAAATAATCAGGCGGTGAAATGTCGAACACAAATCCGTCCGAAAGCTCAATACTGCAATCATAGTAATAACGCTGTGCAGGAATATTTGTGTCTTCGGCGGTTAAAACAAACGGATATCGTCCGTTTATCTCGTCTGCCGAGGTCAGCTTTTTTAAAATGACATAGTTTCCGCCAAACGCAGACTTTACGCCGAAACGTATTTTATCGCCCATTTGAAGTGTATATAATTGTTTCGTATCCTTGTTTTTAGGCACAACCGAAAAACACTTTGTTCTGCCTTTTTGTATTTCAATAATCATTCTTCCGCACCTCTTTCGGAACATCTTCGGGAGTATTCAGCATGGTTTCAAGTTTTGATGTAAGCTGATTATATACAGGCACTTCCGTTCCCTGCATGGTTGTTCGTTTGAGAAAAATCAAAAGGTTGTGTATGTCGGTTTTAGTAAGTTCCATTTTGAATTACTCCTTCTGCACTAAAATTCTCATTAACTCCGTATTGCCTGTATCGGCATTCATGACGGAAATTCTTTTAAACTCAAATTCCCTGAAAGCACTGTTTGCCGTATCGTAGACTTTCAATGCTTTGATTTCGGCAATGTCACTTGATATCAAAGTGTTGCCATTTGATACATTGCTTTTGGCATTTCCCATCTCAATGGAAATATATCTTTCATTAAGAACGTCATAAACGGTCTTGATAATTTTCGCCTTGACTTTTTCCTTTTCATGTACGACGGTAACGGTATCGCAAAGACTGCATCTTTCCAGTACGGCAAGGTTTTTATATTCCTCTGTCTGCCATAGCGGAACGAATGACACTTTGTAATGCCTTGCAACAGTGTCAAGGTCATTGGCATTGATAAAGGCATTTGCCTTTGCCTGTAATTGTGCCTTTGTAGGCGGAGTGTCAAATTCTGCCGATAAATCAAGCATATAGCACCTTTCAAACGGCAGATTTGACGCATTGGCAAGCGTTATCACCTTGCTGTCAAGCTGTACATATACACCATCTTCATTACGATAAAAGGGATAGACATGAGTATATGTATTCGTTGTATCTTCCGTACAGGTAAAGCCTGTCAGATTTTTTCTGTAACGGATTTCGGTTTTCTTTTCCTGCCCTCTGTTCTGATGGAGTTTAACGGTGTAATTGTCAAATTCAATGTACTGCCTTGATATATTGATAACATCATATCTCCCCTATACTATCCTTGATTTTCCCAACTCGATTTTTGTATATTGTTCTTTCAAACAATCGTAAACGGTTTTTACAACCTTTGACTTGACAGACAATCCCAAATTGAAATATCTCACTGTTACCGTGTCACCCAATCCACACTTTTCAAGCGGTGCAATATTTTTATATTCTTCCGTCTGCGACAAATCAATAAATGACACTTTGATATCTTGCAAAACATCATCAATCTTATTGTCTGTGATATATGTCTGAGCCAACTGTCTTAACTTCGTTTCGGTGATTTCTTCTTCTTCATCGAATTCATCCGACAAATCCAACGGCATAGCCCTCGGTTCTGAATAACTCGAAAATGTGCTTGTTTCTATTACTCTTTCTGGCAAGCGTGTAACTCGATTATCTCTGACTGCATACGGATATACTGCTGTGTATGTGTTTTGCAAGTTGGTGTCAATCGAAAAATCGGTCATGTTTTTACTGTAATAAATCGTTACTCCTGTGTCTGAACCTCTTGCATTATGCAATTTTACAGCAAAATTATCAAATTCGTATTCGCCCCCGAATCCGTCTAAAACAGAGCCTTCCATTCCTAAAAGACACATTCGTGCATTTGAGGGAACTTTTGTGTTAATTTTGCCTACCGTTGTTTTGTCTGTCCAGTGTGTAAATGGGTGCTGATAATATGCCGTGTCAAGTACTCCTTGCAACGCTGCTGAGGTGTCCACATTTGACAATCCGAAAGGGCTAACGACATTCAGGCATAAATCATAAGAAATATGCTGACAATATATTTTTGCCGTGTTTTTGGTTGATTTTGTTATCCTGTAAATGCGGAAAAGCTGATTCCCCGATTTTTCGCTTGCTTTCATTTTCACAATCATATCGGGTTCAATTTCGCTGTAATGCAAGCCATTTATCGGATAAGTAAAAACAGATTCATAAATACCGTTGAGTTCCTCGGTAATCTCACACGATATGCAATCTTTCAGGAATCCGTATCCATTTCTGCTGAAATTTGTGTCCGTTGCAGATGGATATAAAATCGGTATCATAATGTCCTCCACCTCGGTATGATTTCTATGTTTGAAATGTTTCCGATAAATGCAATAGTATTTGTCCCTGGCTTAAATTCAGGAAATGACACTGCTGCATAATCATTGTTTTTATTGATATTGCCTTTGAATACGTTCATTGTTTCGGAATCAATCTCTACATATTCGTCAGCCCGATAAAATGTGTAATAATCGTAACTGTTAGCGGATTTATAAACGGCAATAGTAAAATTTTGTGTTCCGTCAGCAGGCGTTATTTTCATATACGGCTTTGATGGAAATGCTTCGGGGTTGAAAAATTCCTGATTTGACGTTATTATGATTTTTTTATCTCCCTCAAAACTCTTTCTGAACGGCTTGCATGAAAATGTTACAGTAAAATCTATAACATCATCATATCTTTTTGTTGCCTTGATTCCTGAGAAAACACACGCTTCACGGTAATAATTTTCGTCATAACTGAAAATCAATTTGTGATATGTGGCGGTCTGCTGTAACCAGTTCAACGCTCTGTTATATGAAAATGCCAAATCATTGATATTGTTTTCAACCTTTTCGGCAAAAAGCCGTAATTTCAATGTCAATTTGAGATTCTTGTAACCGCCGTTGTCAATAATCAAATCACCATCACGACCGGGAACGGATATAAATGTCAAATCCCTTTCGGGTTTATCATAGGCATTTTGTGATATGATATACAATCCGTAATCTCGGCTGTCCTGTCCGTTGTATTCAAAATGATGTAACATCATACCATTACATACCTCCTCCGTGACTCTTTTTCGTTCATGACTTCCATAAGCCTATCGGCAAACTGTTCAATATCGTCTTCTGAGGTCTGCCCCATTTTGTCAATGTGGATTTCAAAATTGTAGTAAACACTTTGACGTTTTTCACCCAACTTTTCTGCAACCTTGTCAATCCATTCGGTATTTTGTGAAAGAGGAATAACGGCTTCGTCGCCCTGTCCCTCCAAAAATGCCATTTGTCCACGCTTCAAAACACCGCCCTTTGCAAGATAAGGGATTTGAGGAACTGCAATTTCATTTATCCAATCGAAAGGCTTTGCACCAAGAATGTCAATGCCCTTGATTCCTCTCAATGCGTCATTTAATTTATTGAATGGCAAAGAAATTATCTGATTGATACCCCATATCAAACTATTTACAACAGATTTCAGACCGTTTAATATACTGTCCCCGATATTTTGGAATGTAGTCCCGACCGGTGCAAATACGTTTTTGATACCTTCCCATGCTCGCTTGAATATATCAGTGAACCATGTTCCAACGTTTGTAAAAACACTTTTGATTCCGTTCCATACTTCCACAAAAAAGTTTTTGACATTTGAAAATGCGTTTTTGATACCGTTCCATGCACCTGTAAAAACATTTCCGAACCATTCACCAGTTGTTATAAATGCGTTTTTAATGCCGTTCCATACGTTATTGAAAAAGTTTCCGACCGCTGAAAATGCACCTGTTATTCCGTTCCATGCACCCTCAAAAACCATCTTGAACCAATCACCAACGGATTTAAAAGCATTTTTAATATCCTGCCATCTGTCAGAAAACCATTGTCCGACACCTGACCACACTTCAACGACTTTGTTCCATGCAATGACAGCATATTTACCTATTTCCTGCGACCAACCGTCCCACCATTTCATAAGTTTTTCAGCCGCTTTTGATATTGCCTTGTTGATGTTGTTAATCAAATCTTGACCGAGTTTTTTCCAATCTGTATTGACAATATAATCGACAACAACCTTGATGATTTTACCCACACCGACAAGTAATTTCGGTGCAGCGGCTAACAATGCGGTTGATACTGCAATCATGACTTTTGCACACAATTCAACCAATTTTGATAACGTTTCAGGCTTCAGAACAAACTCAACGATTTTTTCAATTAACGTCATTACCGCTTCGGTAAGCTGCGGCAATACGTCAATCAATGCGTCTGCTATTATATCAATAATATTGATGATAATATCTAAAAGATTATCCCAATCAATGGCGTTCATCAATGATTCAATGAATTTCGGTAATGCCGAAATTAAAGTCGGTAAAGCACGCCCTAAATCTGTTATAATTTGCTCGACAACCTTTACTATAACATCTAAAATCATAGGTAAATTGTCCAGTATGCCTTGTCCTATCGCTGAAAGTATTGCAGAACCAACTTCCAAAATTTGTGGAGTCATTTCCACAATCATCAAAAGCCCGTCCGAAAGAATGCTTCCAAATTCAGACATAGCACCCAATAAACCTTTTTCATTGAATGCCGTTGTAAGTCTCGACAATCCGTCTGTACCAAATTGCACGAACTTTCTCAAAGTCGGTGTCAACTTGTCAGATAATGCGATTTGTATTCCCTCTAAGGCGGAATTGAAACGTGTGACATCACCTGCAAGATTGTCAAGCTGTGTTTCAGCCATTTGTGCGGCTGCACCATCAGCATTGAGAATACTCTCACCGATTTTGTCCCAATCTTGATTGACCGCTGCTAATAACGCTTCTGCACTTGCAATATCACGGGCATTAAAAATATCTGAAATTGCTTGTATTTTTTTTTCTTGCGTGAGTTTACTAAGACTTACACGCAAATCACCAAATACATTAGACAACGAACGCATTTTCCCTGATGTGTCAAAAACTGACACTCCCAATGCTTCCATTTGTGCCACGCCCGAGTCTGACGGGCTTGACAATTTCAGCAGCATATTACGCATATGCGTTCCTGCTTCACTGCCCTTGATACCTGCGTTTGCCATACCTGTAAGGGCAATTTCAAGTTCCTGAATACCGTCAACCGTTGCTGTTGTTCCGTCCGAAAGGCTGACTATACCGCCGTTGAGTTCCTGAGCAAGACCGCCGACTACAAGGAATGCGTCACCAAGCTGTGAAACAGAAGTATTTCCTGTTGACGCTGCTTTTGCCATTTCGTCAACCATCTGCATTGTTCTCTCAATGGTTATTCCGAAAGCGGTCTGTGTATCAGTCACCATGTCGGAGGCTCTTGCCAAATCCATTGTACCTGCGGCGGCAAGGTTGAGAACATTCGGCAGCATTTCCATTGACGTTTGTGTGTCATATCCTGCCAACGCCATATAGTTAAGTGCGTCTGCCGCCTGACTTGCCGAAAATGCGGTGTTTTTACCCATTTCAAGGGCATATTCCCTCAAATTACCTGTAAACTCTCCCCATGCCAAATCAACAGTTCCAACTTGTTCCTGCATTTCAGACGTTGTCTTCCCCATTGTGGCGGCAACCTGCGACATTGACTTATCAAATGTCATTCCTGTCTGTACAGACGATTTTGCAAAATTCGTTACTGATTTTGCTGTAACGGATATTGCTTTTTGTGCAATAGACAACGCACTCAAAAAACCCGATGTATCAATACTGATTTTTCCGTATAAATCGAAAACATTTGCCATTGTTCCTCACCTCCCCCAGTCAATCTTTGTGCCGAGTTTTTCAGCAACTTCTTCTGCAACTTCTTTTCCCGTTCTTGTTTCAACTTTTTCATGTTTCAACAATTCAAGATAAGATTTGTTTAAAACTTTGTCCTGCGGTGCAAAACGTAAACTTTCCGTTACAAAAATACGGTATGTTTCCTCACGGTTGTATTCATTTATCCGTGCTTCCACATACCGCAAGAAATGTTTTAATTTTCGTTTTCCCCTGTACTCTCCGTAACAGAGCCAAAAGATATTACGTCTGTTTTCGTCTGCTCCGCATTTTTGAAAAAATCAAGGAAATCCTTGTTATTCAGAATATCGAGAAATGTTACAAAAAAACGTGTGAATACATTTGAACCGTCAAGCGGTGTATCATCAACCGCAAGCAGAAATTCTTTTGCTTCTTCTTTGTGTGTCTTGAAAATGGTTGATACGATTTTCATGACCGACTGTTTGCCGTTCATGACTTCAATAACCTTTTCGTCTGCGAAAATTGCCCCGAGAGGTTCAAGCAAATCAGCCCACAATTCAATAGCACTTTCGTCTTTATAGTCGGATATTCTTTTCATTCCTTATCCTCCGTTAAGTTGTTGATGGCACTACTACCGTACAAGTATCAGTGTATGTTATACCGCTGACTGTTACGCTTGCTGTAATAACGGTATTTCCTGCACCTGCTGCCGTTACAACACCGTTTGAAACGGTTGCAACGGAAGAACTACTGCTTGACCATGTTACTGTTGCACTTGACGGAACTGTTACAGCTTTCAATGTGAATGTATCACCGTTTTCAATCGTTATGGAATGAGTATTGAGCAATACACCGCCGTTTACTCCATCTGGAACAAGGACATAAACTTCATAAACTGCGTCTGTCACATCTTTGATAGTTTTATGACACATAAACTCAAATGCAAACTGAGCCTTGTTTTTGTCGGTTGTTGCAACGGAAAAACCGCTGTTATTCAGCACACGTTTCATTTTTATTGCAAGCAGACCGCCTTTTCCGTAATCGGCAAGTCCCCATACCGTATCAATAAAATCTGATGTTTCAATGTCTGATTTCGGAGTGATTTTATTACCCACAATTTCAGCCGCACCGATAAGCATTTTGACAAGTGTAGGATTCACTGTAACAAGATTTCCACTGAGTTTTACTTCACCGTCATCTTTTCTTTTCAGTTCCATGCAATTTTTCGGACAGTTATCTATATCGTCACCCATATCGGTGTATGTCGGTGTATCTGAGAATGTAACACCGCCCGTTGTACTTGCTATAATTGTACTGCCCGCAATGCCTGAACTAAAATTAAATGTTTCGGGGTTAAACTCTGTTACAAGCATAAAAACATTCATTGTCAATTCGTCAAGCGTTGTCGGCTTAATCTTTTTATATGACATTTGTTTCTTTCCTCCTTATTTCAATCTATAAATTCAACTGTTATATTTATAATTATTCTGCGGATTAAATCATCATTAGAATCCCCTGCACGTTGTGAAAATGGATTTGCCTTCCATATCCACATACAGCCGTTATCATAATCTATCCGTTGACCGCCTTTTCCGATATATTCTTCAATTTGCAAGGCTTTTTCCTGCACGTTTTTCCAACTGCTTTCACGATACCACAACGACGCTGTAAGCAAAAGCTGATTGTCAAAATCATCACTTGCTACTTCATAAGTGATATAAGGCAATTCTGCATTTTCGGGAACAGAGTTTTCATCATAAGCTTTCAGTCCAAAACCGCTCCAAAAAGAATGTAATGACTGCATTTTATTCATTACAATTTCCACTCCTCAGCTTCATAAACCCTTGCGTTGATTCCGGCACCGGGGGGCGTTTTCAAATCATCGGAATTTGTTGTCAATCTGAATATCTTTTTATCACTTTCACGTCTGATGACCGTTAAGTAATCCAATTCAATACCCTTTTTAACGATGAATTTATAGGTTGCAGTAACGCCCAGAGCTTGAGCCACTTTCATTTGGACACTGTTATTATAAATAATAGCCCCTTTGATTGTTGCCCCATCTCTCCATACTGTATCGACACTGCCGTAACCATCATCAACAACAGACTTGTTTATGATGGTAAAGTCTTCATAAGTGTTTTCGAGTAAGCTACTCATAATTCCCTAAGCCTCCGATACTGTTTCAAACGTGAATTGTATGCATTTTGCCAACTCGCACCTGTTTGACTTTCTGCACCTGTCCCCGTACTTTTGGAATAAGAATATATTCCTACAAGACTTTCGGAATCAAACGGTGACATTGCATGACTGTCTGCCGCTCCGTTTGTTGCCTGCCATGCCTGAATTTCTGATACAAGTAAGAGAAAGTCTTTTGGCGGTGACATTATCCAAATACCGCCATGGAAACTCTCGTCCTGAAGTTGCATTTCCGAAACTTTGTGTACACCGTCATTTTTGCGGCTGCCGATTATGCGGATATAATCTGTCGGAAAATCAATCAGCAGTGTAATAATGCCGTTGCTGATAACCCAGTCACCTATATGCCTGTCTTCCGGATACGCAAAATAGTTTTTGATTTCTGCACAAATTTCACCAATCATCATTACACCGCCTTTTCGTTTTTATTAACCGAGGGATTTGATTCTTGCAAGTGCAATAGCCTTTGACGGATAGAATGCACCTGTCGTATCTGTTACCATAGCCCAATTTGCAGATGTAGCAAGGTCACTTGCTTCGGGGCTTGTCTTTGATGTATCAATATAACTGAATCCGTTCGGTGCAAGCAAATGACGCTGACGAGTGATAAGCATATCAATACCGCCGTTTGTGAGTGCGTCACGTCTTGTTTCATTCGGTACTTTTGCACCGCAATCACAATAGTTTATAGCACCCTGACCGAGAATATACGTTGTATATGTCAGAGTCGTTGCAGGTGCTGTTGCTGTTGCCACTGCTACCTGTCCTGCGGTTGATACAATCGCCGCTGTCGGTGAACCTGAACCATATTTACCGCTCTTTTCAGTGCAAGTGATAACACCGTCATTTCTACTCATTGAATATGTTGCATTAAATGTTGTATCGGCTGTCAATGCTGTTACAACCGCCGTTGCCGCTGCACTCGCACTTGCTGCACTTGTAGAGTTAAGTGTTGTCGTTACACCGTTCACAACAATCTTGTCACCACTTGCAAGAGTACCGCTTACAGTGATTGTATACACACCTGCACCAGTATAAGCAGATGAAACAAGGTCATCATCAATCAAAACGGTTTTGCCGTTCCATGTTGCAAGGTTGAGCTGACGCTGTATGCCGTTTGCGTCTGTCTGTTTCCAATATTCAAGCAACTGCTGATTTTCAAGCCCTGTTGCAACCTGACTATGCATAATAGCCATTGCAAATACATTCTTGTTTGCACCTGCGGCTTTCTGAATTGCTTTATTCATTGTATCAGGCTGCATAACACCGTTGTTTGCACCGCCTGTAATGTCAAGTGTGTGGTCACTTGCAAAGTTATTTGTGTTTACACCGAACACACCTGAAAGGACTGCCAAAAGGTCTGTCTGGTCATTATCGTCCCAATATTCCGACACCTGAGCAGCGATATTCTCCATGAAATTATGACCTGTAATGTCATAGGTAAAGTCTTTTTCTTCCCATGCTTTCATTCTGCCTATGACAATCATGGTCTGCAAGAATGAACCGATACCGCTTGCTGTAATGTTTGTAGTTCCGTCATAATTCTGAACCGCACCGCCGATACGTCCCACAATGGGTACATTGATAAAATTACCGCCTGCCTGGTCTGCAAGCAAACCCTTAAGGTCTGTACGATTACGCAAAACACCGCTTTTAAGCAGAGCATTCTGTTTTACTCTCGGCACTGTTTCAAGATATTTCTGAAATACATTCTGATTCCAATATTTACTGTCAAAAATTGCTGGCATTGTTTTCTCTCCTTTTCATTTAGCTTAGCCAATTCTTCACTTCCGCATTTTCGGGATTTTCATTTGCAAATATCATTTTTTCGGCAAGTGACATTTTCTCAAACGTGCTTCCGCCTATATTTGATGGCGGATTTGCCACATCTGCCCCTCTCTCCGTCTGCGTGATGATGAAGTCTGACCATTCTGTTTTTATATTCTTAATTATTTCGGTTTTGTCTTTGACGTTGTTTTTATCATCAACTTCCACACCTGAAAGGTCTGTAACCTTGATGATTTTATCAATAGCCTTTTCGGAAATTCCTGTTTCCTGCAAAAGCTGTCTGTATGCTTTTTCTTTCACAGCCTTTACCTTATCAGCGTCCACACCTGCCTTATAATCGGCATACTCCGCACGGACTTTTTTCAGCTGTTCCGATACCGTTTCAAGTTCCTCTGCTTTCGCCTGAGCCTTGACAAGTTCTTTTTCCACACTTGCCAATTTGTCAGCCTGTTCTTTGTACTTATCTCTGTCGGCTGTTATCCCTGCGATAGCGTTCGCATATTCATCAAATATCAATTCAATTTTATTATCAGGTATTTCCATTGACTGCAAAAACTTCTTTGTAATTCCCATTTTCAAAAGCTCCTTTTTCTCGGTAGTCATTTTCTCGACTATTCGCCCTCTTGATATTTTATACAGTTTCTCGATAAAATATCTAATTAAAATTAGTGTACATTATTTTTCGTGATTTGTCAATACCTAAATCGAAAATGACGCATTTTCAAAAAGATGACGAATAATCCGTCATTTCTAAAAACCTTTTTCAAAAATATTTTTTTATATACGACTTTTTTATTTTACCCCTAAATCCGTCATTTTCTATATAATCCGTCATTTTTTCTTACTTATTATATATTTATATATTTTTTTCTTAAAAAAATAAAAAATATATAATAAATAATAATATATATATTATATAAGAAAATTCTTTAAAAGAAAAATAAAAGAGGTAAAAAAGAAAACAGGATATCCCCTTGTGGAAATACCCTCTGTTTTGATTACTGTATTTTTCCCTTTAATGCCAATTTCATGATTTCTTTATATTGGTCATCATGATTTGTGGCAGCGTCTTTGAGAAAATGCTTCTTGCCTGTATCGTGTCTTTTATCTCCATACTCAACCGCAATAGCATACTCCACATTTGAACCGATATACACTGAATGCTCGTTGCCCTGCTTGGGTGTTTTACCTTTGTATGTTCCCGATTTTGTGACACCGTTCTTGTCGGGCTTATCTGCTTTGTATGATTTTGTTGCAGGTGCTTTTCCTGCTAATGCGTGGGTAATGCTGTTTCTTAACAACCCCGTGTCAACTGGACATTCCTCTTTTGCGTTTTTCTCTGCTTCCTGCCCTATCATTTCAAGCCCCAATAATATTTGTTCTTCCATCTTTTCAATGATTTTCGGGGAAAAATCATCAAGTTTAACTTCTGTCATTTTTGCCATTACTTGTCCGCTCTCCTTTGCTTTTCTTCCTGCATTTGTCTTTCGTGCATGGTCTGTCCTTTTTCCACACGTTTCAGATAATTGATTTTACCGCCTTTTCCTCTGATACCAATTATATTTGTGACCATAGTACACCTACACATCCAAACTTCTTCGGGAGGACCTGAGCCGTCACCCGGAAACATACAACCGTTTGAAAATCGTGTGTTTATGTCTTGTTCTTCTCCGTCCATGTCAATGTGTGACGGTCTTGTCCTGTCATCTGGTGTGGACATCCAAACTTTTTTTTGAATGACTCCCTGTTCTTCCAAATCAAAATAACTGTCAAGTCTGCCGTGATTTTCTGCACTTGTCACCATTGTACGAGCTGTCCGAATAGCTGAATTTCTGTTTTTGTCAATGATATCGACTACTTCACCCATTTCAAGCCCTTGCAGATTTTCCCCTGCCATAGCCTGCTTAAAAATTCTTCTTGATATCTTGTCAATGCTTTCACCCTGCAAAATGCCTTGCAATACGGAATTATTGATTTGCTTTTTGTTCCACATCATGTCCTTTGAAACATCAAGGCTTTTGTGCGGAAGTTCTATTTCTCCGTCAAGAATTAACCGTCTGACCGTGTGAGCGTCACGAATATCAAAACGGACTCCGATTGACAATGCATCGGGGACAACCGCATTGTAATTGATGGTATAAATGTCGGGCATTTGTCCGTTGATGTATGCGATAGCTGTTTTGTTGACGTTTGCAAGTTGTCGTGTGGTTTCATCAAGCATTGATTTATAATAATCGTTATATAACGTGACATTCTTTTTTGCTCTTGATAATTTGATACCTGTTTTTTTCATCAATGCTTTGTCACCTGTTGCTTTTGCGTCATCATATTCTTTTTGCAATTTCGATAGCTTGTCATTAGCTTCGGACATAAACTCATTCCATTTTTCATAAATGCCTTTTGCGGATTCCCTGTAAATGCTTGTGAGGTATTTTTCCATTTCGGCTAATCGCTTATCGGTCTGCTGTCGTGCCTTGTCTGCCATAGCTTTTCACCTTTTCAACAATGCTTTTTTTAATTTTCAACACTTTCAACATTGAAAACTATAAGATTTCAACATTTCAACATTTAAACTTTTCAACTATTTCAACTGCTTTTCAACACTTTCAACATCATTTTCAACATCACCCGATTTTTCAACAAAACTTTCAACATTCTTAAACCTGTCGCTTTCCTCTTTGTCTTTGCGTTTCAGAATATCCTGTACTTCGTCAATATTGATGAATGGGAGATGTTTCAGAATTGTTTCATCATCAAGGTAATTTGCAGCGGCTAAAATCATATCGGTAACTTCGGGCTGATTTGTGGTCTTTCTGCGGTGATATGTCGGCGAATCCTTAACTCCGATAAGGTTCAACAAGCCTTTGACACATTCTGTCACACAATACTCGTAACCATCACATTTCAGTTCAAGGTTTTCATAAGCTGCATTTATCGCTGTTGCCGTGATATTTCCTGCACTGATTTTATCCGTATCAAGTGCCATAGCGTCACGATACAAACTATCTCTTAATTCCTGCAATGCTATTTGCGTTGCCTGATACGGAACATCTATTGTGTGAGGTTCTGCTGTCATTTCGTCCGACGCAACAACTGCCTTGACTGTTTTGATACGTTCAAGATTTTGAGCCAAATCCACATCGTCCATAGCTCCAGCATTTTGGAAAACCCAGTACAACAAACTCGCTTCATCAATCGTATTACACAATCCTGACTGTATCAAATCATAACCATCAATTTTCGCCCTTAATCCTGTAAACTCGCTTTGATGTTCACGGTTAGCCCACAATGGCACAATCGGAAATGCAGGATAATTCTGTCCGTCAAGAATTTCTGTTCCTGTTGCGACTGACTGCCTGACAATCTGCTTGTATGCTCTTTTAGGCTGTAATATTGTTCCCTGTTCGTCTTCCCAAATAAATTCTGTATAGCCGTCTTCTTCATACAGAGTTGCTCTTAAAGGCTTGTTAACTGCGACTTGCCAAAAACGGATTCCTGCATGATATGCACCGTCTTCAATGCCTTGCAATCCGAAAAACTCTAATGCGTGAAACGGCTTTATCGTTCCGAAATTGAAGAATACGAAAGACACCGCTCCCCATATCGCATATTCACCTGCGACATACATTTGTTTATCGAAATCGTCACCGCCCAATTTGTCTTTAGTTTTATCTGAATTGAACGTTACACCATTACCCAAAAGAAAGGAATTTTCCTGTCTTACAAATATCGGGAAAAATGCGTTGCAGAATTTGTAATTTGAACTGAAATTATCGGGAACAACTTCACCCGACAATTTATATAAAAGTTTCTGATATTTTGTAATCGTAACATTACGCTTTCTGAAATATTCATAAGCGGTCAATGCGTTTTGATACAATTCACTGCCCTTATACTCGTTAATCGCTGTCAAAACAAATTCAATTAAACTTTGCCCCTGCCCTACATTTATTAAATCCTCATAGTATTTCAAATGCTTATCACTCCTTTTTGTTTTTTATCAGCGGACACCATTCGGGGAATGTTCTTTTATAAACATATTTTTCAGTATCGGGCATATTGTCCGCTTTTTGTGGGTGTGTACAATACATAATCGGTTCATAAGTATCAGTAAAACACAAAACGCAATCATGACACCCGTTTACTTCAAATTCAACTGTCGCTTTCATTTTTACTCAACCTCACAAATTTCTTATGATAATATTTACAATTTTCGCAATTAGGTTGGTAGATTTCTCCGTTTACATCAAAATCCAATATTTGAGCTATAAGTTCAGCATTTTCTTTGACTTCACAATGGCAAACTGTATCGTCTGAATTTCTGGCGATGGTGTTATACTCAATCATTTCCGCTCCTCCTTGCTTTTAAATAACGGGCACCATTCGGGGAATTTGTGTTCCTCTGCACATTCGTCAATATAGTTGCCGTTACTATTTGGATGACAACAGTATTTTTCTTCAAATTCATCAAAATTTGTAAGAATACAATCATGACACCCTGTAACCTCAAATTCAACGGTCGCTTTCATTGCCCTCACTCCTCGTAATACCCCGAAATTGCCCTCATGCTTTCACGCATGACGTTTGACAAATTGGTTTCGCCTGTTAGTATGTATCCTCGTGCTTCAAAGTCGCCTGTTCTTGAATGTTTGCTTTTCTCTGCACGGTTGCACCATTCATTCGGCTTTACAGTGTGTTCATGCTGCGTGCAATAACGTCTTTGACCGTTAAGAGTACAAGCGAGGTATTTACAATCGTCGCACATTATCAACTCTCTTTCCGATACTTTTATTGTCAAACGGTCAACGTCAGTCAAAAACACTATTCCTTTTGGAAATTTCAATTTTATCACCTATCCTTTAGCACAACTTTCATTGTTTCTACCAAGCCCATTACAATCATTCCTCATAGTCAATGTGTACGGTGTGCCGTCTGCATTAAGCATAACACAACCATCAATTTCTGCCTTTACTCTCATTGAATGAATTTCCCATTGTATGTCGTTCATTACACTTCCTAAATTCCTGATATATCTTTCCTGACCGTCTGAGCCGTTCCAATGTGTTAATTGATATTCTCTTTCCTGTTCAACACTTTTTTGAAGTTCTTGAAGTTTTCTTATTCTGTCGTTGATTTGTTCCGCTGTCATTTCAATCACTCCTATTTCAAGACTTTTTTACCACAACTCGGACAAAATGACATAAAATTATCGTCAATGCTCATATCAAGAATATCTTTGTGATATTTTGCGTTACAATGAGGACAAATAATGATGTTTTTGCCTTTTATCCATTCCAAGCCTGAATCATATACCGAAAATGAATTTATATCCTCATATTTGATTTCCTTGTCACCATTTCCGACTGTCATTCTCAAATAAAAGACAGGCTTTCCGTCAACAAAATCAACCATGTTAGATATTGACTTGACGTTTTTTATAAATTTCTCTTTTCCGTCTTTGAGATAAATTTCAACTTGCATTTCAATCACTCCTCATAAGTTATCACATCTTCCACAATGTTCTTTCTGCCCTCTCGTTTTGCTATTTTCGGATAAAGCAAACGTGCAAGACAAGCGGCACTGTCGGGAGCGTCATCGTGTTCCGCTTCCTCCGTATAGTCGCATATCTGATTTATATACTCTGCGTCCGTTCCGTCAACAAAACACACATCATTCCATATTGCTTTTAAATACGTTGATATTTTGATGTGTTTATTCATTTTCTCATTGTATGGAACTGTACGGATTCCCATATTTTTTAAATCCCTTGCAACCATACCTTTATCAGCGTTCTTTTCAAGATATAGTTTACCACAAGCAAACATCAAATACAAGCGGAATATTTCAGCATAACAGTCCTCAACGTGTTTTCTCCATATCTTTCCGAAAGTATAATAAACTCCGTCCGAATACTGCATGATTGTAAATGCCGTGTAATCTTCACCGTAAAATGCTGCGTCAACCTGACAAACTCCGTTTCTCACACGTTCCATATTTGCGTTTTGTTTCGGTTCTGCAAATAGTGTGTTTTCGTCTGCGATATGCTTGAGTTCATAGTTCGCCGCAAATAATGACGGTGACATATTTTTCTTGATGTATTGTAATTCATTTTCGGAAATAATCTGTCTGATAAGTGGGTGATAACAGTTATACTTGACAGGTTCGGGCATAATCGAGAAACAATCCTCTTTCGCCCACGGCGTGCCTGTATTGAATATTTTACCGCCTCTGTTCTTGATGTTTTGCAGTTCCTGATAAATAACTTTTGTTTGCTCTCTCTCTGCCTTGCTGATTCTGTCTTTCACATTGACAATATCGTCCGTGTATATTCTGTCAAAATGCTTGCCGGTTAATGAAGTTCCCATACCGACACCGACTAATTGAGATGTTCCTTTGATATCCGTTGTCAGATTGGTTGTTATCTCCGTTGCTGATTTGACATTGAGTTTTAACTGCACACCGTATATTGCATTGACAAAATGCTGAGTATGCGGGTCTTGCAATATCTTTGACACCTGCTTGATAACTTCTTTGATATCGTTATCTGTCTTTCGGATAAACAACGTTCTCATATTTGGCATTAAAATTATCTGTATTGCCAATGCTATTGATACGCACGTTGTTTTAAACGTTCCTCGACTGGCTTGAAGTGTGAAGTCCTCTTTGCTTTTCAGCATAAGCAAAATCCACTCATTATGCAATTCAGACAATTTTGTAAATCCCAATAAATGACCGAATTTGTATGGTTTTGTTATCAGAAATCTTATTGCTTTCTCTCTCGTCAAATAATCACCCTCTTTCAAAAAATGGGAATATCAAAATGATATTCCCTGTTTCTTATTCCTCATTCACAATTCGTTCAACCTCGTCAATTATATCCTGCGACACTTCCGACACAACAACCTTGTCAACTGGTTTATTTCCAGATGTATCACGACAAAACTCTGCTGCTTTTGTATCTCCGTTTTTTACTGCTTTCATAGCCTGTTTAATACAAATAGCCGTTTCAATATCCATGTTTAATTTATTCAATTCAGCGACACTCTTTATTTCCTCAATATCGGGTATATCTCCCTCTTTGACAGCCATTGACATAAGAATTGACATAGTATCTTTCATGGTTCTTTTCTGCCGTCTTGCCTTGCCTGAATTGATACCGCCTTTCTTGGCTTCTTCTTTGCTTAATTGATATTCACACGGTCTCAAATTTTGTTCATTAGCCATTCAGCAAAACCGCCTTTTCTCCTGTAAATTTCTCCCAACGCTGAATTATGACGGAGCAATAGTGTTCATCTAATTCACACATATAGCATTTTCTGTTCAACTGTTCACAGGCTATTAGTGTGCTACCACTACCGCCGAAACAGTCAAGAACGCTATCATTTTCCTTTGTGTAATCATTTAAAATATCTGCAAACAATTTCACAGGCTTTTGCGTTGGATGGAATCTTTCTTTCTCTTTGCCTATAAGCCCATTCCACTCAACATCATATATCTTTACGCTGTTTCTTTTGATATTTGTCCACGCAAGTTCGGCATCTGAAAAAGTTGGCATCGTGTTATGCTTATTCCACACAAGCCAATGATTTCCAACAGGCAACTCGTCTGTAAAAAAGTTACCACCAAAAATGATTGCATTTTCTGCCATAAGACAAATATGGTCGAATACATCTTTTTTGGGTCTTTCAGAATCCCATTCGTCTTTATAATGTCTGCGTTCTATTGGTTTTCCCTTGCCACTAAAACCACCTGCTCCAGAAAAGCCTTTATCTGCTTTTATGCCATAGGGTGGGTCTGTCAGAAGTAGTTTAGCCTTTACCCCATCCATAAGCCTATCAATAACCGCAGGGTCTGTGCTGTCACCGCACACTAATTTATGTGAACCTAATTGCCACAAATCACCAATTTTACATCTTGTTTCTACTTCTTCGGGTACTTCATCTTCAACAACTTCCTGCGGTTCATCATCAATATCCAAATCAAATCCGAACTGTTCCATATCAATTTCAATATCAGAGAGTTCCATGTCAAGCAAATCAAAATCCCATTCGCTCTCGTTGGTCTTGTTGTCTGCAAGCCGTAAAGCCTTGATTTGCTCGTCTGTCAAATCGTCTGCACGAACACACGGCACACTGTCCATATTTAATTTTTTGGCTGCCAATAATCTACCGTGACCGATAACAACAACGTTATCTTTGTCAACCACAATCGGCTGTTGAAATCCAAATTCCCTGATACTGTTTGCAATGTGTTCAACCTGTTCCGATGGGTGTTTCTTTGCGTTCTGCGGATATGGTTTCAAATCGTTAATTGATATTTGCTGTATGTTCATTCTTTTCCCCCTGCTGAATCCTCTGTATTTCCTTTTCCGATACAGACCACCGTGTTGAACCTGCAAGTTTCACACCGTTTATTTTGCCGTTATTTATCCACAATCGGACAGTCTGCGAACAAACGCCGAGAAAACTCGCTGTCTGGTTTACGTTATACATTTTTGTCATTGTGTCACCTCAATCACACAATCCGAAACCGCCGTCATCATCAACCTGCAAAAGTGGCTGAATTGTAACACCCTTGCTCGCTTTCGGCATTTCGGCAAGCTGTTTCAGAAAGTTGTCATTGTCATCAATTTCACACACCGTCTTGAACGCTTCTGCCAAATCCTTTATAGCTTCAGCTTTCAGGTCAAACACGTCCAATTTCACGCCGATTATATCAAAAAATCTCTGCTTAATTTCTTCTTTCGTCACAATAAAATCCCTCCGATTTATAATGTTTACCTCCGTATAGCACAAAAGCCGTCATTCTAACCATTGACGGCTTTCGTACCAAAAAATTTAGAAAGGAGGTGTTACACATGAGCTACCGTTTGTATGCCATTGGTTGAAGTTTCTGGAATTGCACCAGACCAAAGCGAAAGAGGTTAAACTTTGTGCTGCTTGCAACTTCATTATTTGGGCGGTATTGGCTCGCCTGTCTGCTTTTAATGCAGTGTCATGGACTACCGCCCGACATGGTTTTTTGTTGCCGTCAAGAAACTCTAAACTTAACGGCTATCGGTCTTTCCCGACTGTCAGAATCTTTGATATGAATTCTTTTCCAACTCTCCGCTCTTATAATAACATAGTTTTCTCTCTTTGTCAACTACTATATATATTATTATATATACATATATATTATTTTTTTTAAAAAAAGAATAAATATATAATAAATAAATAATATATAGAGGTGTATAGAGGTGTATAGAGTGACGCATTTTAAGAAAATGACGGATTATGGGGGAAAATAAAAAAGTGTTATAAAAAAATAAAAAATAAATAGAACTTTTTGAAAATGACGGATTATCCGTCACTATTTCAAAAATGCGTCACACTATGGTAAATTGTGGAAATAAAATATCCCCCTCGAACTGTGTCCGAGAGGGATATTTTATCATTCCCACAAATCAAACTCATTACCGAACTTGTCAACGATTTTCAACCATTCCTGATACGGAATACCGCCAGCTATTGCCTTTTCTTCGAGATTGTACAGGCACTGCCTGAGATAACGCTTGTCGTGCCAATCTTTGAAAATATCGTCATACTCAACTGTCTGATAACGAAACGCTTCTATATACTTAAAAATATATGTATGCTGCAACAATCTGCTCGAATCTGCCTTATAACCTCTTACCGACATTTCCCTGTAAACCATACCGCAATACTGGAAGAAATGCTCTGTCGGATAATCTTTCACACGGTTTACAAGTACGTGATTCAGATTGTTTTCGTGGAGTGCTTTTGCGATAAGTACACATTCTCTCCACTGTCCCCTCAACTGCATTTCAGGCAGAACGGGTATTAAATCCTTATGCCATAACCTCATTGTGATACCCCCATTTTCATAAATCCGAAAAAGAACGACTCATTAGCATTGTATGATGATGTATAGCCGTTTTCTTCACACCATGCTTTAGCACTTGCAATAGCTTCATTTTCGCTGAATCCTCTGAATGTTTCAACGTGTTTCTCTCCATTCTTACATACCACAAAACCAAATCTCAATCTTTCACGGAGTTCGCCGTGTGTGGCTGTATCGTCCGAAACAGGTATATATCCACTCTCTTTACAGAACTTTTTATGCTGTTTCAAAGCATTGCCCTTTGACATTGCCTTATACTCGATTGTGCCGACGTTTTCACCGTCTGTTGCCTTGAATGTGAATGTGTCGTATTTTTTGCCCCTGACACCTGAATCTTTCATTCTGCCATAAGGAATATCGACTTCAATGGTTTTGTCGCTTGCATTATAGTCATGAGCCTTGCAATCTGAATAATGCTGTTTGTACTGTCTGTAACTCATTCTCATTGTGATAACCTCCTCTCATTCCTCAAAATCAAGCCTGACTGGCTTGTCCAGATTGACGTGCTCTCTTTTGCCTGTATCCATAATCATCAACGTGTACCAATTATGCCTGATTGTTTCTCTTTCCTCGACAAAAAATTCATAGCTTTCTCTGTCGTAAATGTACCTGTCGTTTCGTGTGGCTATCTCTACCGTGTGGAAGTATATGTTTTCCGCTCCGTATTCGTCTGCGGCTGCCTGAGCTGCCTGAACGGCTTTTTCATAGTCGCTGTAAATGCCGAGCGATTCATAATCGGCAGGAATTGTACCGATAAATTTCTCAACCTCAAAACCGATTGTAACGTTGTAAAAATCGAACTGAGTTTTCTTTTCCTCTGCTTTGGCTATGCTTGCATTTGTGTTTGCCATAATGCTAACCTCTTTCATATTTTATTAGCCCCCGACTGCTTTGGATATGTCGGTGCAGCTTTACAGGGCTTTCGCCCTGCCGTCATCGTTAAGCTATCGAATATTCCTTGATAAGTTTGTCTGTACCGTGCTTGTAAACTCTTATACAGTCTATCTGTTCAGCGTATTTACGACTTGTTTCATTTATCACCCTTATAATAGCCGTGTATCTTGCTTTATCAACACATTCGGCGTTCACTTCGTATGTATCCCAACCCCAACCGAAATGTAAATCCACATCATATCTGAACATCTTTTTCATTGTCATTACCTCATCTTTCTGCCTTTCGGCTGTCAAAATTCATTTATCTTATATATATATAATATCATATCTTTTTATATTTGTCAATACTTTTTTAAAAGTTTTTAAAAGTTTTTTTAAAATAAAAAGTGGTAGCCATATAGACTACCACTTTTTGTTTAATCGAGAATATCATTCCACCAACAATATTCGGGTGTAATTTCTTCAATCCTGATGTTCGTGTAACCTCTTATAAGTAATTTTTCGTTGTTTGTGGGATTTTCTTTCATACGTTTCAAGACCGTTTCGGCGAGTTCCTTGTCTGCACCGCATACAACTATTAAACAGTCCTTGTAATTTTCTGTATCTCCGACAATTATGTATTCATTCATGTAAAATCCTCCACTCTATATTGTTTTGGCATAAACTCTATTGCATAGTCCGTCAATGAGATTTTGCAATATGCGACACCCTTTGATGTCTTGACTTTTTCGGGGACTTTTTTTGCCAATTCCATTCCAAAACGTTTTGCTGACATTTCATACTCACCGTTCGCTTTCGCCCATGCTCTGTATATTGAGAACAACTCATTTGCAAGAATACGCTTGGTGTTATCGTAATCAATGACAATGCACTGTTCCACAAATGACGCTATCAAATCCATTTCCTGCTTATAATCCTTTGTGGCTTCCGATACTTCTGTCGGCTCGTCAATGCCCTCTGTCTGCCACCTGATACAGCCCTCAACCGCCCATGCCAGTATCTGCGGAAATTCCTGTCTTAACTTATACTTCAAATTCTTGTCAACGCGTTCTTTTGATATATTGACTTCAAACGGAATCAATTTGATTCTTCTCCAAATGCCTACATCTGTCCCCCTGATAATCGGCTTGTGATTTGTTGCGAGCCAAATTTTAAATTCGGGAGTGTATTCAAATTCCTCACCATAGAGGAAACGACAAGTAACCTTACTACCGCCTGACAACTGTTTCAATAAACCCTCATTCAGATGTACTCCCTGAGATGGTTCTTCCGATGTAACAAAACGGATAGATTTAAGCCTTGCAATCGCTGTATTTGCCCCTCCGTTTGCACTTCCGACTTTGCTTTGTGCCATTATTGTGTCGGTCTGCGTATTCGCTGCATAATCCCCCAACATATCAGCCAATGTGTCAAGAAATGTACTTTTTCCGTTGTTGCCTAAACCGTAAAGGAAATAAACACACTGCTCTCGGTTGCTGCCCGATATAGAATATCCGACACACTTCTGAATGTAATCCTGTAACGGTTTACTGCCGTTTGTGATATCATCAAGGAATTTCAGCCATTTTTCAGGCTTTTTGTGGTCTACATCATAATCACAATTACAGATTTTAGAGGACATATACTGACTGTTATGCTGTAATAACTCCCCGTTTCTGAGATTGATAATGCCGTTTTGTGCGTTCAGATAATCTTTGTATTTGTCGAACTCGTCAAGGTTAACTGGTATGTCATATAAGTGCTGACATTCTTTGATGAAGTTTTCTTTGCTGCGGCTGTTTGCTGATTTGTTCGCAAACTTTAATGCCAATTCTTGTAATTTTTCGTCTGGAATTGTAAACGCTTTTTTCTTCAAATCCCTGCAAATTTCATCAGCAAGTTTTTTAATTTGTCCCGATTCATCAACTCGCCATTGTTTACCATTCCAAAAATACCATTTTTTTCTATTATGTGAGAATTTAAGAACATTTCCGAAACGGTCGTAAAATCTATGTGCATTTCCCGTGTCTGTCATATCATAGTTTTTGGAATTTTCTTCTGTCTTAACAGAAGATTTTGCACCAAAGAAACTTATTGCTAATGATGTATCGTCATCATGCTTTTTCGGTTCGTAAACCTCGTTGCAGCTTGCACACGCTTTACCAATCGTCATATTGCCGTATGTGTCACCGCCACGCTTTTCGTCCCACTTATCTCTCATAAGCCCTGAATTGCGGAAAATCCTGTCCATCTGCGATTCATTCTTTCCGCACCAAAAAGCAAGCTGATTACAAAAAGCCAAATCTGCTTCCGACTGTGAGGGGAAAAGTCCCTCCCATTGTCCAGAATACAGCATTGAAAAGAGTGTGCCTGTCTTGCAATTCCTTGCTTTTTCAATCACTGCGGAATCGTCAAGCTCTACTGTAACTGTCTGTCTGATTTCAGCTTTGGGTGTTTCTTTCGGCAAATACTTGTTATGCAATACCTTGATAGTTTCTGTACAATCCTTGATTTCCTTGTATTTCTGATTGTATACGTTACCCGTTACAATGAAATATCTGCCGTTTGAATACATCTCCACATTGTTTTTTCTGTTCGCACCCTCAGGCAATTTACCTTTGCAAATGATGTGAATGCCTGTTCCTGATTTGCTGATTTCCGCATAGCTTTCCAACGTTTCAACAAATTCGTCCACAAAATCTACGTTGTCAATACAATGGTCTAAATCCACACCAAAATAATCAAGCGATTCATCAAACATGAATCCCAGACCGTCAAGCCCGAAAGTATCACACGCTTTTACAGCCTGTTCAAAAGTTCCCCATGTCTTACGATTGTTTGATTGTGCGTTCCTGCCGTTTGCGGGATTCTTCGGGATTTTGTTTTGTCCCTGCCAGCATACCCAACAAGGCAATGCTTTTAATTCAGCAGGAATGTTTTCAATTTTTGTTTGCATAAAATTTACCTCTTTTTTTGATAAAAATAAAAAGGCGGTTTGTCGTTAGGGGTATCACATGACCGCCTGTGCTTTTCAACACACCCCTTGCAGTTCTTAGGCTGTTCCGTATGCTGCCAATTATAAGCCCAGTGTGCTATTTTTTATAGTGCTTTCGGTTGCACTTATATATATATTAACATATATATCTATATAAATCAATATACTTTTGCATTGATTTTTCTGTAATATCCTTGACGTTTCATGAACCAACTGTAATACATTGCAAAATCATCTACAAAATCCAAAACTGTTCCGCACTCTTTGCCGTCTGCTTTTCTGCCGACTCTGCCGACACTCTGAATGACCGTTGTTTCGTCCTTTTCAGGTGTTGCCAATGCTATGTAATGGAGATTCGGAACATCGATTCCCTCTTTCAACAATTGATACGTTGCAAATACACAATCCAATTCATTGTTATTCAGTTTTTCAAGAATTTGTTTGCGTTCCTCTTTTGCCTTTTTGCTCTGTCCCATGCCTGAAAGGCAGACAACCTTATCGCTGTTTATCATTCTTGCAAGCCCTTGAAGATATTTCACACGATTTGCAAGTACAATCATAGCACCGTTGCCGACATACTCGTTTAACTTGTCTGCTACAAACTTCATTCTTTTTGTGTCCGTTATCACCATTTCAACAAGCTGATTATAATTCATGTTTCCGTCATCGTCTGTTATTTCATCAAAATCAACTGCGAAATGAGTGTAAATCGGTTTTACCACAATCGGACAAGTAGTATGCTTGACTTCCTCTCTCGACACCTCATGAATGACATCACCCAAAATTGCAAACATTGATTTTTCAAGCCCGTCTGCTCGTTTCGGTGTTGCCGTCAATCCTATTTTATATCGTGCTGTCAGTCCCGACAAAACTTTGTAAAACTGCGTTACCGTTTCCGCACCTGCGGCAGCGTGCTGACATTCATCAACCACAATAACGTCAAATTCATTCCGATATTGTGATAAATCCATTCTGCTGAGTGTCTGCACCGTTGCAAAAGTAATATGCGTTCCGATATCTGCTTTTCCCTCCGTTATTGTACCAAATGAGCCGTCAATCTGCAATACACTTTCAGCTCTTTTTTTCGACTGGTTCAATAAATCCTGAGTGTGTGTCAGCCATAACGCTTTACCGCCTACTCTTGCAATAATTTCCAATCCGCTTTGGGTCTTGCCCCCTCCACAGGGCATTATCAAAATACCGTTCTTTTTTCTTACTGCTGCCTGTACCGCTCGCTCCTGATAATCATACAGATTGATTTTACTGTTGTAATTGATTTTCTGAATCGGATTGATATTTATTACCCAATCCGCAAACACTGGGTGCAATTTCCACAAATCAGCGATACAGCCGAAAGGGATTTTTACACCGTTATTGACTGCCTGATACAGCTTTATTTCCTGCGGTGTATTGCCTGTATATTTCCCCATTTTCTCCAACTTGTAAAATTGTGGATTTTCAAGTGTGAGATTCTCTTTTATCCATTCATATACTATGCGTGTGGGTTCACGAATGGTTATTTGACAACTGACATAGATTTTCATTTCTGTACCTCGCTTTTATCGGGTTCAAGAATTTCCTTTACCGCTCGCAACTGTTCAAAAGAATAAAGACGACAATGTGATTTTGCTGTGTGTTCAAACCAATTCATCAATTTTTCGTATTCCTGATAATCTGAAAAATCGTTCCTTGATTTGAAATAATATGCACGATATTTTTCATAATCACTGTCACGCAAAACGCTTATTCCTGAACGATTGATATAAATTTCTGTTTTCGCTGTATAGCTTTGGTAATTTTTGCACGGAATTTCAACATAAACATATTTCGCTCCAACCTTTGAAACGGTCACTTCTGTAATTTCGACTTCTTCTTTCTGCTCACGATAATCATAATGTTTTTTCGCTCTTAAAAGAACATCTCCGACTTTGTATATATCTTTCAATCTCATTTTCTGTACCTCACTTTCAAATGCGTTCCTACGCCACGTATACGCCCCATACAGCGATTCTTGATTGAGGGTATGTAATTATACTCCTGAGCCGTTTAAACGCTGCTGAGAGCGTTCTGAGAGGGCATACGGGGCATTGTAGGGCTTATTTGTTCAGCAGTTCAAAATTATCGTGAATGTTTCCTATGACTTCAAGATTTTTGGGAGCCCACAAATCATAATCATCGGGGCATTTGTGTTTATCTTCAAGCGGTATCAAATTCCAACGCTGCCCCCGAGGGCTTGAAAACCAAATGACCTGACCCCATCTGCCGTATTTGGTTTCCACAATATCCCCCTCAAAAATCTTTGTGCCGTTCTTGTCCTGCAAGCCTGTGTACTGCCCGACTGTTTCGGGAATAACCTTGCCCTCGTCCCATTTGGTATGAATAAAAACTTCATTTTTTGACGGATTCCAAGTGATACCGCCATAAATCCAGTCGCCATCACAAACAGTTTTTGCCCTGAAAAGTATCTCTCTCATGTGTCATTCTCCTTTTATGCCGTATATTTCAAGCAATTTGTTTTCGTACATCTGAATCATATCCGCACGATTAGCAAACAGTGACGCTTTGCTTTTGCAGCCGTCGCATACAAGTTCGACACTGTAGCCCTGCTCCCCGATGATGTTCAAGTCCCTGCGTGTACGCATGGACAAATTTCCGCCACAATAACGGCATTTATTTTTGTATATCTTCATAGCCGGCTCTCCTGTTCCATTTCTCAATAGCCTGTTCTTTGTCGGTAAACTGTCGCATAAACCACCACTGACATAAGCAATTTGTTGTAGTACAGCCGATACTCCAACCATCTTTAATTTGACGAACTTCCACTTGCTTACTTCCGCAGAACGGGCAAGGCTTCAAATCATTCCTTGCCATATCCTTATTCCAATATGTTTCAGCTTCTTCTCTTGAAGTAGAAACACTTGCAGACTTTTTACAATCCTTGCAATAAACCTGATACAACTTACTTCCGCTGGCACAATCCACAATTCTCAATGTCGGATATTCGTTTCCGCATTTACAAGGTTTAAGTTCCATCATCTTCTGCTCTCCTGTTCCATCTGGCAATCAATTTTTCTTCGGATTCCTTAAGCATATTAAAGCTTGAACCTTCGATTGCAAAATCCGTAAACCAAAAGCCACATACCCTACAACCAACCTCAATTTTAACTCTGTTTGCATAGCCCTGAACGTATGTATTAGCTTCACCGTTACAGAACGGGCAAGGTTTAAGCTGTTCCATCTTTATTCCCCTCTTCCTGATTTTCCCTAAACAACTTGTTTAAAGTGTCGCATTGTCCTCTCTCTATGGTTCTTTCGCAAGGTAAACACATACCGCAACAAATAGGAACTCCTCCTAAATCTTTTCTCCAACGGCAATGTTTAATTGCTTTTACAATCTGTCTGCGTAAATCTTCTTTGGTTATTTCCATCATCTTCACTCTCCTTGTATTCGGGACACTCTTTGCTGTGTTCAAAAAGGCAATCTTCACATCTGCCTGTATTATAACAACACTGTTTACAGCTTACTTTTTCAAGTCCCATATCATCAGCGATTCCAAAACCGTATCTGTCATCTGCCATTTCATACTCGGCATTCGGACAATCACTTGAACAATGATAATTCACAAAACACTGTTTGCATTTCATCTCAACGTCAAGCTGTACTTCCGTGTATGCCTTAATAAACTCCCCTGCAAGAGATTCACCCGTGCCGTAGGGTATTTCTATCAGTTCACTCATTTTTCAGACCTCCATCTTTGCACCGCAGTTAGGGCAATAATTCAATTTTTTGCCTTCTAAGTGAAGAAATATTTTTTCCATTCTGTTTGTAACTAAAGCTCCACACTCCGAGCATTCCCTATAAAAAGCAACTGTATTATCAATCCACTGACCTGTTTTTTCTTTCGGCTGAACGCTCGGCAATTCATCAACCCACACCGTTAATCTATTTTCGGCAATGTCTGTATAAACTTCGCTTTTATCAACGTTGTTTAAGGCTGTTTCATAAAGTCTTTTGGATAAATGTTCTATTACCGCCTGTTTGCTTACCAAATCATCACTCATCATTATCACTCCAATCCAGAGCCTGACCGCAGTTGGAACAGTAAGATTTTTTTGTGTTACAATCGGCACATATATAATGCTTACATTCGGAACAATAGTATTTTTTTCCGCAAATATATGACAGTTTTACAATCGGTTTTTTCAAAACCTGCTTTTCAAGTGCCTGAATCCCCATTTTGCAAGCCTCAATGTCCTGCAAGAATACATCGTCAAAGTCATCACGGTGTACATGGTTTTCTCTGTCGTTCATCAAACTGTTAAGCTGTTCAATAGCCTTTTCGGCTGTCATTTTCTCATTCATTTTCGGAATCCTCCCAATCTAACAAACACCCACATCTTGAACAATACCTATCGCCCTCTTTAACCTTTGTTTTGCCTGTATCACGCACTATTATCTTTTCACGTCTTGCGTGTTTACCACAATCTTTGCAATAAGTGTTGTCGCCTTTTTTGATAACTTTTGATATCTTAACGTGTGGGATTCTGCTAATACTGTCTAACATTTCTGCTGAATTTTCTAAAACTCGTCTTTCGTTTTCGGTGAACGAATTGTCTTTGCTGTCGATTATCTGTTTAAGTTCATAAGCTAAAACGATATTACTGACAAAACTTCTATGATTCAACTCATTCATTTTTTATCGTCCTTCCCTGCACCGAAAATTACCATAATGAAAAACACTATTATTCCGCCTGTTATCATACCGCCTACAAATTCCATCTATTTCACCTCCGTTTCTTCTATCTGTCGCAGAATATACGATTCAAACTCTAAACGCTCGTTATCGGATAACGGACACCAACTCGGTATATTTTTCCATTTCTTGAAACGTGCATACAATTCAGCGACTTCGGGTGTTGAGATATCCACACGGTAGCCGTATGGATTATCATTTAACAGTCTAATCTTCATATTCTTCCTCTATGATTCCGCTTTCACACATCTGCCTGTATGCAACAAAATCAATATATTCTTTGTATGCTTCAACAAAAGTTTGAACACATTCGGCACACGCTCTTTTTGAAATCAAATGATTCAACAGAGTACTGAAATTGTCGCTTTTGGGGAATTTCTTGTCACGGTTTATATCGTCTGCCAAATCCCCGAAGTAACTGTCCTGACGTTCATATTGTTTTATCCATTTGCGGAAACTCATTCTCTGTCACCTCTGCTGTCAGATATTCAGACCATTGTGCAGCCATTGCTTTTGCTATGCCCTCAAAAGTCTTGCTCCTGTTTTTTGCTCTGTCTTTTGTGAATAATCCCTTATGTTTTAAATCGTGTTTTCCTGAATAACTTCCGCTCGGGCAAAAATTGCCTATCGGTTCAACGATATCTGTAGGCTTTAATTTAGGCAGATTTTTCAGCCACAAACAAGTTTTTTTGGTGAAATAGTGTCCATATTCATACGGCTGTATTATCTGCGTATACTTCGGCAATTCATATACCTTTGACGGAATCGGATTTTCAACGGCTATGTGTTCACAATCGGCATTATACATCTGCAAGAAAAACTCTTTTGCTTTCAATCCCTGATTGTATCTCGCTAAGTTCAATTCATGTCCTTTGTATAAATGCCTTGCCCCCGCATTTGAAAGATATGTGCAAGGGGGGTGTGCTATGATTAAATCCCATTTTCCATATATCTCATGCTGTTTTCCGTCTGTTGTTTCAAACACACAATTACCATTCAAAAGCGGAATTACATCTTGCTGTATATGCCATTCGGGGTGTCCCCCACTCTGTTCTTGAATATCACAACTAAAAGCATTATGCCCTAATTCTCTGAATGCTGTGCATACTCTCTGTGATTCCTCACACGCTATCAATACATTCACTGATATCAACCTCCACTCTTTCAATGCCATCTGTCCACACTTTCAACACCGTCAACGAAACAATCTGCTTATCGTCTTTGTATGCGATACCGTTCAGACCATCACACACAATCTTTGCAATGTTATCGGCATCAGGCTTAAGTGTGGGCTGTAACATCTTATTTGATTTTGCTTTTTTGTAGTATGCTGTAATTTTAATCTGTATCGGGGCGGTATCGTAATTGATACCGCCTGACAATACATAACAATCTTTTACAATGTTTTCATACTCTACTGTCGTTTTGGGTGTATATGCAATACCTTGACGTGTGAATCTCGGTCTTGCTTTCCCCTGAATTTTGCCGTAAACTGTAAAAATCATCACCAATTTACCGCCTTGTCGATTTCTGTTTTTTGCTGTTCCTGTGACATTCTCAAATATATCATTGTCGTATTCACCCCCGAATGCCCCAACAGGTCAGCTAAAAGTGATATGTTATTGTTACGTTTCAAAAATTCTATTGCAAACATGTGTCTGAAAGCGTGAGGGTGCAAATGGCTTTTCGGGATATTGTACTTTTCGGCACTTTTTGCGAGAAATTCCGACACACCTTTTGACGTAATCTGAACACCGTGACAATTACAACACAAATAATCATCGTCTTTCATATCAGCAATCCAATCTTTGATTTGTGCTTTCAGGCTTTCAGGAAAATAGATTCGTCTGACCTTGCCTTTAGTTTTCATGTCGATATGGTCTTTTTGCAAATCTTTTTTCTTTAAACGAAGAACCTCCGATATTCTTGCACCCGTCTTTGCCATAATCACAATGATAATTGCCTGATTTATATTGCCATTATTGATAAAACCATCAAGCAATCTTTGATATTCTTCAACGGTTATAACATTTTCAGTTGATACCGATTTTTGAATCTTTATCCTTTTGATGTTGATTTTTATATCTTTGTATTCGCAATATTTTTCAATACCCGACAATCTCAGATTAACAGTTTGCGGCGATTTGCTTTCCATTAACTCCTGTTTCCATGCAACAATATTCTGCTTACTGATATCATCGAACTTTTCAGCAAAATCTTTTACTGCAAACACATAACTTTTACGAGTATTTTCAGAAAGTTCTTCATCATACATATACTGCACGAATCCCTCAAAATCAATCATTTTTTACCCACCTTTCACCATTGTGTTTAAATTTGTCTTTGTGTTTATTATACGGATTATGTTCACACTGCAAACACTCTCCATAATGCCATGACGGACACAATATTACAAGAAGTCTGCATTTTGCCAAGCAATATTTACTGCACTCAGAACAAACATAACCTATGTTTTCGGGTCTTAAATAATTTTCTGTGTCTATTTTATTTCCACAAATTTGACATTCAATTATCACTTTCTCACCTCCTTTCTATCTAAACATTTGATTAACAAAATTGCTTGTCTTATCCATATCAATTCTCGGCTAATCAGTGCCTTTGCTGAACGTTTCAAAGCCTTGCCTTTGCTTTTCTCGACTTCTCAAAGATATGCCGCCGCTTCACTAAGCAGTGCCAGCCTATGCCGTTTCTTAGCATTTCCGCTCGGTTCTTATCAAGGCTTATCCTTTGCAATTCCACCGTTTTCTTTGCCTTACCTTAGCACGTCTAAACTATTCTTTTCTATGCCTTAGCCTGTCTTATCCATTCTTCACACTGCTTTTTTACGCCTTTTCATTGCTGTTCAACGCTCTGCCATCGCCTTTCATGTCAATACATCGCCATTGCCTTTCATGTCAAAGCCTTTGCAAATCATTGTTTTGCCGTTCACTGCCTTGCTGTTCCTTTGCGAACCAATTCTTTTCTCCGCCTTTGCTATGTTTTCTCAGGGAATTACTTTGCATAGCTTTTCCGTTTCAGTGTTACAGTATCTCGTATGTGAATGTACCCTTGCCCGAATTACGCCACTGTCCTAAACCCCTGAGTTTGCCGTAATCAAGACATTCTACGATTATATCTTCCAAATCATCATTCAGCAGGATAATTGTGAATGTCAATGTTGCACCTGCGTTGATGGTATCAGATACGGCTATTGCTACTCTCGGTCCTTGCGGTGTATCGGCTCTCAACGGTCTTTGACAGTCACCGATATCAATGACATTTTCAAACTCAATCTGTCTGGGCTGAACAAAAACCAATCCGTCAACTTTCTTTTTGTATGCCGTGAGTTTGCTTGCCTTTGTGCCTTTGACCTGCCTTAACATTCCGATAGCGTCTTTGAAAAAGCCTTTTATCTGATAATCCCACATAATCAGCTCGCCGTCTTTGTTCTTCGGGAATACCGTTCTTGCATTGTCAACGACTTCATCAACACCGTGAAGTGCAACTTCTTCTTCGATTTTTGCAGCGTCTTCGGACTTGCTTGCAACGTACTTTTTGTATATTTCAGGGTCACTCGGTGACGTTCCCAAAATTTCCTCTGTAAATGTCAATCTGACCTTAATTTCTTTCATTGTTGTTGTCCTCCCATTTGTAAAACTCTTTAGCGAAAGTTTTGTTTATAATATTACCAGTTTCAAAATACTTTAACGCTGACTGAGTCCTTAAATATGTGTCTACCTGACTTGCATAATCTCCGCCGACGTGCTTTTGAAATAAACGATTTCTCAATAATACAATCGGCTGATGTTCAGGCTTATCCATTATTCCGCTCTGAAAAACCTTGTTGAACTCAATCAACTTTTCTTTTGAATATCCGTTTTTATATGCCGTCACTATTGCCGCCCAATAAGCCGCTTTATTGCCTTTTCCGTCATGACCTTTTCTTGCTTCATTAAGGATAAACAAATATTCTGCATTTTTGTCTATTTCTTCGGCACAAACACTTTTAAGAGGTGCTTTATGGTTTTCTGAATTATACCTCAATATGAAATTCATAGTTGCTGATATATGTGATGGCGTGCTATCTTTGCCTGACAAAATCCTCAAATCCGATACGCTGCGTGTCATTCCTATGTCGTAATTATTAGCTTCGATTTCAAAGTTCTTGCTGTAACGTATAACCACAAACGGAATTGACACATCGGCTTTTATCAAAGCATTGAGTCTATGCTGACCGTCTTTGAGGTATCCATCGTCTGTAATTATAATCGGCACACCATTCAACTTCCATCTGTCGCTTTTCATGTCATCAACATACTGATTCACACGATTCATATTGAGTTTGCGGTTGATGTTCTTTTCAAGCATTTCTTTTGCTTTTTCGGGAGTTATCAAGTCAATACGCACACTATACACACGCTGATAATCTGCCCCAAATAATACGCTTTCACCTATCGATGTGTAACTTCCTATATCATGAATCATTTGTTATACCCCTTTCTAAATTCACACTTGCTCTTTCTCACAAAGTCAAAACACCGTTTGTCTGTTCTGTTCGGTATGCGGTCTTTGTTAATCGTTCCGTCACTCTCGAAACATCTTCCGCACGTCCAGAAATAATCCCATTTGACACCGTAAACACACATTTTACACTGTTTGGTGTTCTTCATTACCATGGTTATTCTTCCTCCCTCATGTAACGGAGGAGTTTCAACGCTTCTTTGTCTTTGAACAAATCCGCTGAATTGTGTTTTCTTGCTTCCTCGATAACCAATCCCACAAATGCCGACACTGCAAACAGAATTGACGGAATCAATACAACACACAATTTTACAATTTCAGATTCACTCATTGTGCACACTCCTTTCAAATTGTTTCCCACCTGCCCGCCCTTGTAGCCATCATTCGCTGTCGCTTGTTTCCTGATTCAATGAAACTGTCGTGAGTATCAACATCAAATCTTCTCTGCTGATTTCCTTTTCTGCAACAAGTTCTTCAAACGCCTGTTTCTGAGATTCATTGATAATTTTGAAACGTCTGTATTCCATGAAATCACCCTCCATCAAAACGGCATATCTTCAATTGCGATATCAGCGTAACCGCCTGTTGTGTTTGATGTGCTTGCCGTTGTGTTGTTTGTCGGCTCTTTCCACTCAGGAAGTGAACCCTGCTTATTTGCATTGATGAAATAATGGATTTTTGCTGACTGCTTGCCGTTGTATTCCTCATGCTTGACTTTACAAGCCCCGACTTTGCCAATCCACTTATTTGTGTCAAATTCGCCATCGGGAATGTCCTTAAAACTGTCGAAAAACTGCGTCAACATTCTGTTTGTGATTTCGGGACGGTCGGGCATGAATACAATGTAATGGAAAAGCTGACTGTTATATCCGCTGACTTCAAACGCTAATTTCAGCATATCGTTTCCGCTCTTGCTGACTGCCTTATCCGCTGACTTAATACGGATTCTGTACTCACCCTCGGGGATTACCTGAAACTCATTACTGCTTTCTTCTCTTTGGTACTGCCACATCGAATTATACCTCCTCTTCTGTTGTATACACTGTCGTATCAACCAATTCAAGCTCGATTGACACCTTGATGTCTTTTTTACATGTTTTTTTAGCCGTTACTGCAAACAATGTTGCTTCCTCAATGTTTTCAAAACCAAATGTCTTGTAGTCTACCGATACGATAAATTTAACATCTTTCATTTTTTTAGCCCTCCACAATAAATTCATTAGCCTTGCAGCCTTTACGCATATCAACCTGATTCTTTGCGTAAATATTCTGCGTTGCTTCAAGCAGTATGCCGTGCTCTCCGTCCTTGTTCACCGTTATCCAACCAACGATATCGCACAATCCGCAAATGTTATCAACTATCTTGCTTGCTATTTTCGGCATAACTCTTGTGTATCTCGTGCCGTCCGTGTGGGTAAATTCCTCATTTGTTTCCCATGCCGTCCACACAATATTGACTCCCCATGATTTCATATAACGCAAGGAATTTACAATTTTGAACTGTGCATACTGATAATCCGCCATTGCAGGAACACCTTTGTTTTTGCCTTGCTTTCCCAAATCAGAGAGAATACATCTTTCCAACTCGCTGATATTATCGACTGCAACGGTTTTGATGTTATTATCTTTCAGAAACTCGGGTGTTATTTCGGTCAACGATGTACTCCATGAATTAAAAGTATTGATATTATCAATTTCCAGAATACGAATTTTTGATACGTCCTTTACGACTTCGCCCTTTGCCAATGTGCGTGCGATTGTCCTGTCCACATCTAAAACCAGTGTGTTTCCCTCGCTCTTTTCCGCTATCAAGCCTATCTGCGTACTTTTGCCGACACCGGGCTTACAATACAAAAGTGCGGTATAGGGCTTTTTCCTGATTTCCTCAGCGTTAATTTTCTTCAACTGCATTTTCATTCTCCTTTCCGTTGTCTGCGTCATCAAGTATGATGTTTTCGATTTCGTCAAGATAAGGCTTGATTCTGCTGCGTGTGTCGCTGTCGATTATCAACGCAATCTTATTCATCAACAATCCGATTTTTAACATATTTACCTTTGTCATGCCTGTTCTTCCTTTCTGTAAAAATCAATATATTCTGCATTCGGCTGATAATTCAGACAAATGCTTGAATACTCACATCTCCTGCCGTACATATTACAATGACAAGTATTTTTGTAGAAATTCTTATCCTGTACAGCTTCCTGAATGGTTGCCTTTATGACTTCCAAATCCTGTCTGAACTGCTCGACTTCTTCGTCTGTTCTTTCGATTTCCAAAAGCCTTATTTTGCTGTCCGTGTCCTCGTCATACCATGCAACCATTCTTTCAAAAAATTCTTCCTCGGATTCATTCTTTTTGATTCTGATTGTAGGCTTACGGCATACTGTATACCACACTTTTCTCATGCCTGTCATAAGCATATACGCTAAAATCTGTTCGTCCCAGAGCAAATTGTATTCGTACTGCTCCGTGATATCCATGCCCGTCGTTTTGTGTTCCACAATGTACCCATTGTCTGTCACACCGTCAACAAATCCGATAAGCGTATCACCGTTACCCAAATCATACTCAACATATTTTTCGGCTTCCGTAACCTTGAAATGCGGATAAATGTATTTTGCATAAGCGGTAGCCATTGCAACCTCTTTTGAATAGCCTTTCTCAAAACTGCCTGTTTTGTTGAGTTCTTCAAGAAGTTTGTGGTAATTACTGCCCGTCTCCAACGCTTCCGCTGTCTGTATCGGCTGTAACATTTCCACATATTTCAGTTGGAACATTCTCCTGCATGACTTGAATGTTTTTATCCTGCTGATTGACAACTCCATTTGTTTCACCTGCTTTCAAAACCATCTCAATTCTGATTCTTGCTCTCTTGCTCGGATTACTGCCATTCTCAATATTGCAGATTGTCACACCTGCCAGACCGCACAATTTTCCGAAATCTTCCTGCGTGATGTTATGAATGGCTCTGAAATATACCATTCTTTCGGGTAATGTCATTTCTTTTTGCATTTATCATTCTCCTTTTCTGCCTTTTCAGGCTGTTTGCTCTTTTCCGACATCTTTATAAATGCCGTCAATATTTTTGCTTGCCTTTTCTTGTTTTGCACTGTTTCACCCCTTTATCAAGATGTATCAAAATATCCTGTGTGTGTTATCGTTTCAAATGCGTTTATCACATCTGCCACAATCGGCACATTGATATTGCCTTGATTTGTTCCTGATACGGTGATATTTTCTGCTGTCGGTTCTGACTCTGATTCGGATTTGGATTTGCTAAATGTTTCAGGCTCTGCTGTCTGCTCTGCTTCAACCTGTGCAACCTCTGCATTGAGTTCTGTTTCCTGCTCTGCTGTCTCCGTTTTACGAACTACAACCGACAATGCTGATTTTGAATCCGTTCCGCAGTAATACTCCCTAATCATCCAATTCCATCTGCTGTCTGTATATCTGACATAAGACACATCACACCCTGTTTCTGCCATGATACGCTCGGCTTCTTCATCAGCCTGTTTGTATGTTCCTACAAACATCTTCACACCAAGCACATTCCCGTCATCATCTGACAATCTCATTATTACCTTTTCGGCGATTTCGGTTTCAACTGTTTCTGTTTCGGAAACTGTTGTTTCTTCCACACTCTCAGCTGTTTCGGCTGCTTCGGGTGCTGTTTCCTCTGTTTGCTCTTTGACATCATACTGTCCTGCATATACTCCGTATTCTTCGATATCGCTTTCCTCTATACTGATGTCTCCGTTGTCTGTTACAGCGAAATCACCAAATACTGTATATTCATAAGCAGTTTCAATCACAGCGGCTTTGATACCATATCTCTTGAATTTGCCTTCTTCTTCATCGAGAGTTTTGAAATATATGCTTCCGTCTTTGTATATAATATATACGCTTGTTTCTTCTTCATTCGATACAGCCGTATCCAAAAGATTTTCACGGGCTTCATCAACGAATGTCAATACATCACGAATTTCAGAAATTTCCTTTACCATTTCCTTTTGTGTTTCACATACATACACAGGAATTTCAACGTATTCTGTCATTTCTCCGCAAAACTTAAATTCTTTCATTGTGATAACCTCCGTTTGATTTACTGTATCTATATAATACTATATTTCTTTTAATTTGTCAATACCTTTTTAAAGATTTTTAAATATTTTTTATTTTTCTTTTATCTCTATATATATATTATATTTTATATATTATTTATATTTTTTTATAAAAAAATAAATAAATAATATATAAAGTATATATATAGTATATAGGAGAGTGACGCATTTATAAAAATATGACGGATTTAAGGGTAATATAAAAAAGTCCTATATAAAAAATAAAAATAGAAAATACTTTTTGTAAAACGGTCAAAATGCACCATTTTTTAAAAATGCGTCATTCCAAAATAAAAAAATCCCCCCGACTATTGTCGGGAGGAGATTTTTTTATTCGGAAAATTTAATCATAGCGTCATTATACAGTTTAGGGTTAAGATACATCAATGCTGACATTAACTCGTCAACGATTGCCCACATTGTACTTGCCGATTTGCCGTTGATGATTTTTGCAAAATCGGTGTTTGATGTGTATTCGACGGTGTTTTCGGTGTTCGGGGGAGAGTAGCTGTAACCGCCATGAGATACGGGTGTGTCAGATTGCTGTAAATTATTTAAGATGGTATAATATGCTGCTAATTTGATACATGTATTTGCGTTTGGGTTGCGTTGCCCTTGACATTCTGCTATTGCTTCAAGTAAATCCTGTTCAGTTATCAAGAGCCGTCACTCCTCACATATTTTCCATTTTGTTTATGAGTTTTCTGATTTCCTGTTTTGTCTGCTCGTTAGGTGCGTCATTCATGACCTCATGCAGTCTATTGATGATTTCTTCATTTGCTTCATCACGGCTGTATCTTCCCATACTGTCACGTCTGACATTGCCGTATCTCGCATAACTGTTTCCACCGTCCATACTTCCGTCACGGGTATATCTGCGTGCATTGCTGCTTCCGTTTCTACTTTCGTAGCTGCCACGATTGGAATAACCATCATCATTGTATTCATTCATTGCGATTATCGTTTCGATTGATTTTATGGCGTGTGTCAGCTTATCAACAGTATCAAGACTGCCTGCTGTGAGTTCGCCTTTTTTTGCGATTGTTTCAAGTTCTTCGCAAAGCATTTCTTTGATTTTTTCGTATGATTTCATTTTTTATTCACCTCTCACGCTATGCGGTTTATAACCAGATTTGCGTTTTGTACACTTATAACAGGTGCAGGTGTGACAGTCGGGTCTGATGTAGCAGGTACACTCTCAATCGACAGCGAGAAACAACAACCTCTCGGCACTTTAATAATTGCCGTTGATGTTACATTGCCGTATTCGTCCACTGCCGCAGGTGTGATAATCGCTCTGCTTGTCAATCTCGGCTCGCCGTTGATAGTAATCGCAACAGCTATTGAACCAACTGTACCGCCTGTCGGGATAGCAACATTGCCGTTGAATGTCACCTGATAGGTTGCGAAACATTGGTTTGTTATGCCACGCAGTATAAAAACTCCGTCGCCATTGTTGTGTACAACATAGCCTTTTTTACACGGTATAGAATTATTGAAATTTACAGGACTGTTTAAATAGACAGTCTGGATTTCGTTATATACATATTCTGCTGCCATATCGTCACCGCCTTACGCTCCGCAGCCGCAGCCGCAACCGTTAGTTTGGCAAGTAAAAATTGGTGTATTGCCATATACTGGCATAGAGGGAACGGGGCAATTTTTGAGCCTGTTATATACACCGTCAATCTCCGCTGCCTGACCTGCCAAAATCTGAGCCGTCTGAGCCGTCTGTGAAGCCTGCATATTTGCCATATTGACGGCATTCTGCAAGGCAACATTCTCTCTCTGTGCCTGTGCAAGCTGATTTTTAACACCATCAAGCTCCAATGCACAAAGTTTGTCAAGAATAGCTTGTGTATTTGCGGTATTCGCTGCTCTTGTAGCACACGCTTCAGTTGCGATTGTATACTTAACGTCATTTGTTGCGGCTCTGTTATCACAGCAGCACTGTGCAAGTTGTGAGGAAAGATTTGTCAAGCCCTGTGTATTTGCTGTCTGAGCGGCAAAACTTCTTTCAAGGTCGGAAATCTGATTTGTGTACATCTGCTGTGCAAGTGCGTTCTGAGCACCGTTCACCGACTGCTGAACCCCGTTAAATCCGTTGCAAAGACTGTTCTGGATAGCTGCCGTTCCGTTTGCAATACCGAGATTTGTGCTTGCAAATCCGTTAGCAAGTGACATCTGAGTATCACCGAAACCACCGCAAATCTGAGTTGACAGTCCTGCTATACCGTCACGAACAGAAGTGATATTGTCGTTAATCATAGCGTCACGGAAACCACCGTTTGTGTTGGAATTGATATTCTGCTGACCCGTCAAGAGCCACGGAAAGTCATAACCCAACATCATGTTACCGTAACCGCCGAAACCACCGAAACCGCCGCCAAAGCCCCCGAACATCATAGCGAAAAGAAAGAGGATAATCCAATCACTACCCCAACCGCCAAAGCCGCCATTGTTTCCGCCACCGTAGCCATAGCCGCCGAGAGGCTGAACCGGCATAACCATACCTGTACCGTTGTTTTCATCTGTAATTGCCATTTTCAAAATCCTTTCGATTAAATTAAAAATTTATGCTTCAAGCCCGTGCACTGGCTTAAACATTCAAATAGTTTGCAAAAATCAAAAACAGTTGCTGTAAATTTGAAAAAATTTGCGAAAATCATATTTAAAAGTTTAAATTTGCGTAAAATCATGCAAATTATCCGTTTAAAATTTAAAATTATTTAAACATCTGTTTAAATTGTGGATTGTTTTGTAACTGTCCTGCCATCTGCTGTAACTGATTAAACTGTTGCTGTGACATTTTGCCCGAGTTCATTAGGTACTGTATAACCTGACTCGGATTATTCATATTTTGAGGTACACCAAATTGTGACAACATCTGCATAGGACTACTCTTAAACTGGTTAAACATCTGTATCATCTGCATAGGATTAAACATTACTGTCAACTTCCTTTCGTTTTGTTACCTTTTCGGGTTTTGTTGTCAATTCTACTATTTGCTTTTTCAATGCGTCTATCTCGCCCCACAACGCTGTTATATCGCTTGTTTTAGCAAACTCCATATAATTTACTGCCTGTTCGTTTGATGTCCCTGTAACGCTTTCCTGCGTTTGTGTGTCGCTTTCCTCTATCAGTCTAAATTTCTTAAAAATCGGTTCTTCAAGCTGTGAAAATCCTTTTGTTTTGACATAGATATACGGGGAGTTTTCATCTTTGAATGTCACGCTGTTCCCAGGTGCGACAGGATAATTGAAAGCCTCTTGTATGTTATGCACTGAGATAAAACCGCCGTTCTGTATTTGCATTTGTGAACTGTTTCCGTTTTGGAAACTGTTCATCTGCGGTATCTGTTGCGGCATTTGTTGATAATTTTGATATTGCTGATAATAATTCTGATACGGATATGCCGCAGGATAAAAATTATTGTATGCCATTGTTTACCTCCCAATAGTAAATCGGAATTCTGTCCCCACTGTCCCATGTGTCTATGTAATCACCGTCAATAACTGCGACAACG